GAGAGTATCTGCCCTGTGGATGAAACTGTTGGACCGAGATTGGTGGTACCAAGGTACTCCTATCCGGTATGCAGTCGGGCAACCGATGGGAGCTCTTAGCTCCTGGGCAATGCTAGCTTTCAGTCACCATGTGATTGTTCAGTTAGCGGCTATGCGTGCAGGGTGGACTACATGGTTTCCGTATTACGCTGTTCTCGGTGATGACCTCGTCATTGCCGATAAGAGTGTAGCGGACCACTACTTATCTATCATACGGACTCTTGGTGTCCCTATCAACCTTCACAAGTCTCTTGTGTCGGAGGTAGGTTTCATCGAGTTTGCCAAACGGTGGGTAAGCGGGACTAGAGGGGAAATGTCTGCAGTAGGGCCTGGATTACTCTTGGCCGTTCTACGGAACATTTACCTCTACCCCGTTCTGATCTTACAGTTATTCCAACGTGGCTGGTTGCACTTTCCTAAGCAGTTAGAGAATGCATTAGCTACTCTTTCTAAGGTTCGACGTAATATCGATCCTAAGTTAGTTTCGCTAATGTTTGCGACAATTATCGGTCCATCGGGTCTTCTACGTGATCCGGGCCATGTGACAGCTTTCGCTGAAGCATGGTTCACTCGGATTACGGGACTCTCGATGAGCCTCGCTGTATCATACGTGATTCAAGCCTTTCAAGTCTTGGTCACGGCGGATATAGCCGATAAAGCCAGTACTGCCCGTGACAATATGGAATATTTCATCGCTAATTGGATGAATCGTCCAATTATCGCGGGAGATTCCTGGTTGTCTGCGGTATTCTCTATCCCGCTGTTACTAGTTTCACCTGGCTTTTGGATTTACCTCAAAACCCTTTGGGCGGGGATGAATCCATCTTACTCTGCGTCTCTCAATCTCCATGGGGTTCTTAACCCCACTGAGGCTGATAGACCAGGGGCCATCCAATTTTCGCTTCTTGATATTCAGGACCTTGCCTCCATTGATTGGAAGCGAAGACCTGTTATCAAGCATCAATACGGTTTGGCTGCTGATCTTATGAAGACCGTTCAAGGGTTACTCGAGTACGAGCTCCGTAATAACGAAGTCAAAGCACTCGTAGTACTCCCTGAGACAACTCAATTGCCGTAAGGTGTAACGAACCTTGGGAAAGTCCCGGTTAGCTATCTTCGGAGAAAAGAGGCGACGTTAGAGCAATCTATCCACCCTCCTGCTAGTCAGTTAATGACTACCCTTAATGCGGTATTTGAGGTTTCCAATGGACAGGCG